CAATTAAATAGTGGTAATCATACTGGATATGTACAATGGAGAACTGCTACCGGATATAGATTAGGTAATCTAAAAATTGGAGCACTTACTGCAATAGGTTTAGAAGGAGTAATAGGTCCAACTGGACCTACTGGACCAATTGGACCTACTGGATCTATTGGTCGTACAGGTAATACTGGACCACAAGGAACGCAAGGCTCTCCTGGACCAACAGGAAGCATTGGTCCTACAGGTACTATTGGACCTACAGGCAATACAGGACCGCAAGGAACACAGGGCTCTCCAGGACCAACAGGAAGCATTGGTCCTACCGGAACTAAGGGACCTACAGGTAATACTGGACCACAAGGAACGCAAGGCTCTCCTGGACCAACAGGAAGCATTGGTCCTACAGGCACTATTGGACCTACAGGCAATACAGGACCGCAAGGAACACAAGGATCTCCCGGCGTAACAGGACCTATTGGTCCTCAAGGTGTTCCCGGATATGCTGCAATGCCATTTGCTAAATCAATATTTACAGGATTATCTCAACCAACATCTTCAATTTTCACAACTATACCAAGTTCTACTGTTGTACTTACGATGGATACTGCTGCGTGGAGCACATGGGATTTTACTGGTCAAATCGGAGCAAGTGGAGGAACTGGACCTTTAAATCAAATTATTGAAGTTGGCATAGTTATTGACAATGTTGCCGGTCCAATATCTAAAATTTCTCTTGCTACGGGTGGATTTGTTAATATTAATTCTGAATATAATGTTCAATTAAATAGTGGTAATCATACTGGATTTGTACAATGGAGAATTGCTACTGGATATGCATTAAGTAGTCTTCAAGCGGGACAATTAAAAGCTATTGGATTAGAAGGAGTAATGGGTCCAACCGGAAGTATAGGTAATACTGGTCCAACTGGACCACAAGGAGCACAAGGCTCTCCTGGACCTCAAGGTATTACTGGTTATACCGGTCCTACCGGTCCACCAGGAGCAACTGGACCACAAGGAGTTACCGGACCAATTGGCACTGGTATTAATTATGGTGGAGATATTGCATCTGGAGCTACTGGTCCAATAATTAAACAAATACATGGATATTCGATGGCGGGAGCATCTGGTGGAAATGTAGATATATTTTATTCAAGAGCACATAATGATAATACTCTTTACGGGCATAGTATTGCTGAAGAATTTTCACAGCAAACAACTAATGCAACCGGCACTGTAATATATAGATGGCAAACAGATAGTAATACTATTACTAACATTGATACTATTACTATTGCACAAGTAACTGGAACTAATGTTGGAGCATTATGGAAACATAATTGGGTTTTGAGAAATAAAACCGGAAGTGTTCTTGCAGTTCCATCTGGAGTTACTGGACCAATGATTACAACATCTAATGTAGATACTCCAATTCTTGGAATTACTATGGGAGTAAGCGGAGTAACTGGCTATATATTAGCATATGGAACTGGAACAACTAATTGGTATGTTGTTTCTCAAAGAGTTATTATAAGATAAAGTGAGGATAAATGTCATTTCAAGAACTTGTTCAATCGGCTCAATTACATTTTCCAAAATTACTCATTAAGTATAAAAATGAATCTTTATTAATGAAAATATTAGGCAAGATAATGTTTTTTAATAAAGATTTTATGAAAAGTTATACGACCACTATTGGGTCAACTATATATTATCCAAATGAAACATTTATTAAATCTAGACCTGTTTCATCCAATACTATATTGTTACATGAATTAGTTCACATTAATGATTCAAAAAAAATAACTTCATTAGTATATTCATTTTTATATTTATTTCCTCAAATATTAATATTATTATTTTTCCCTTTATTATTTGTTAGTTGGAAAGTGGCATTATTAGCTTTATTATTTGCTGCACCATTGCCTGCTTATTTTAGAATGAACTTTGAAAAAAGAGCATATTTTACGTCTTTATATGTCTTAAATGAATACGGTAAAAAACTTAATTTTAATCCATCTTTAGATAAGCAAAAATATGATTTTGTAACTCAATTTAAAGGTTCTTCATATTATTGGATGTGGTATTTTAGTGGAATAGAAAAAGATTTTGATGATGCGATTGAAAAAATTCGCAACAATGAACGCCCATTTGAAGATCCTATATTTGATATTTTAGATCAATTGATTGCCAATTCATAAAAAACTTTTGTGTCCTGATATACTAGCTATATAAGGATAAGCATGAGTTTTTACGTTTACATTATTCACAATATATTAAATAATAAAGTTTATATTGGTAAAGCTAAAAATCTTCAAAAAAGATGGGCGAAGCATATTGAAGTTGCTTCGTGTAAGCGAATTGTAGAAAAATTTTTCATTCATAAAGCTATCGCCAAGTATGGCGTTGAAAATTTTACATTTTCTATGCTGCAATCATTTGATAATGAAAATGATTGTTTTATTGCCGAAATATATTGGATTAAATATTTTCAATCTAAAATTAAAAATTATGGATATAATTTGACTGATGGCGGCGAGGGTTGTAGTGGCAGAATTGTTAGTGAAAAAACTCGACAAAAAATGCGTGATAAAGCTACTGGCAGGAAACATACGCCTGAGACCAAAGAAAAATTAAGAGCAATTAATATTGGGAAAATGCCTTCTAATATTGAGCAGTTAAAAATTATGAATATTGGTAAAACGCTTTCTAACCATCATAAACAAAAAATTAGCGAAGCTCGTAAAGGTATTGTTTTTACTGAACAACATAAGCATAATATTTCTAAGGCACTTACCGGATTATTTATTGGTGATAAGGGTCATTTTTTTGGAAAAAAACATACCGAAGAAGTAAAAGAGATGTCTCGTGGAGAAAATAATAAACAATCTAAATTAACATCTAATCAAATTATTGAAATTAGAAATAAATATAGCTCTAAAAAATACACGTATCAACAATTAGCTGATGCGTATGGCGTTTCTAGAGAACAAATTGGCAGAATTGTCCGTCATGTTGATTGGAAAAATTTAGGAGAAAGTAATGTCTAATATATTTGATGTGGCTGTAATTGGTATGGGCGTGGCAGGAGTATTTGCTTGTTATAAATTATCCAAAGAACATAAGGGATTAAAGGTAATTGGATTTGATATTGGTCGTCCTTTTGCGAAACGTAGGCGCCAATTAGAAGGAGCTTTAGGGTGTCTACCTAATTCAGATGGTAAATTATATCTTAATGATATTAATAAAGTATCTGATCTAATAGGGACTAGAAAAACAAAATCTGCTCATACTTATTTTAATAAAATAATGAGCAATGTTGGTTCATTTAAAATAATAAAAGATAAATCTCCAAGTATTTCTGTGGAAAAAAGATTGAAAAAATTTGGATATGATTTAACATTAAATGATTATATTCAAATTTATCCAAAAGACATTCATTTATTATCAAAATACATGGCTGAATCTTTAGAAGACCATAAAAATATTACATTTAATTTTGACAATGAAGTTAATTCAATTTGCAAACAAAATGGTATGTTCGTTATTACGTCTGACGCCGGCGAATTTAAATGTAAAAAATTAATCATTGCGGCTGGGCGTAGTGGTTGGCGTTGGTCCAAAGAATTGTTTTTTAATTTTGGCATTATAGATAATAATGATATTGCAAGATTTGGTATTCGTGTTGAGTCTAATGCAAATATTATGAAGGATTTTGTTAAGTCTAATTGTACATTAAATAAAGGAACCGAATTAGAACTTGGACCAATGTCTTGGTTTGGAACTGTTATACCAGAAGACCATGTTGATGTTGCGATATCAGCCTTTCGTTCAAATGAAAATAGATGGAAATCTGATAAAGTATCATTCTCTTTAATTGGTAATAGAAGCTTTCCTAATGCCGGGTTTGAGCAAACAGATCGAATTAGCAAATTAACATTTGTTCTTGCTAATGATAGAATTATTAAAGAGCGTATATCTCACATATTAACTGGTAAAAGTAAAATATCAATTATTCCAGAATATGAATGGTTAAAAGAAACTATTCAAGATGTTTCTAATATTATACCAGATATTGCTAAAGCTTATTTCCATGCTCCAACTATTAATACATTTCCCCCTAAAATCAATTTAGGAAATAATTTAGAGTCTGAGGTTGATGGAATGTTTGTTGTTGGAGAAAGTGCCGGCATATCTGGAATACTTGCCGCGGCGACTATGGGAATATCCGTAGTTAATGAAATAGTAAAATAATATAAAACATAATAGAGAATAATATGTCAATTAAAGATTCAGGATCAGGGATTACTCCCGCTACAGAAGAGTTTAAAGATCAAAGTTTTAAACATAACTTAAGTAAATTTGAGTATGATTTATATCATGAAGAGGATGATATTGCAGAAAAGGTTATTAGAGTTAAAAGAGTTGCCATGCCCAATAAGGGTGAAAAATGGAAATTCTTTCATGATAGCAAAGTTGTCTTTACTGTTGAAGGACCAAAATTATCTAAGAAAGAAAGAGAATACCTTCAGACTGTTAATGGGTTTAATTTTATGCTAGCACAAGCAAAATTTGGAGTTGACTCTTTGGTAAAATTTAAAAAAGAATTAAAAAAGTTTCTGACACAAAAAAAGTAAAATAAATCTTGCTTGACTCCTTGATAGGCGTGCTTAAATTAGGTTGTAACCAGAATACTGAGGAATATTAAATGGATTATACAATTTACGTTGCCGACGTTGAAACCACCGGATTAGATAGTCATATCAATGATGTTATAGAATTATCTTTATTTCGCTTAACTGATGGTACCCAAAAAACTTGGTGCCTCAGACCTCTTAATTTTGAAACAATCGATCCTGTTTCATTAAGAATCAACGGTCATAAATTAGAAGATATCACTGGTCAAACCAAATTGGGAAGAGAGACTTATTTGGATCCTAAAAAAGTAATTGTTGACATAGAAAACTGGATTATGGATGACAACACTCCAACCAGTAATAGAGTGCTTTGTGGTCAGAACGTTGCATTTGATAAGGGCATGATTGAACAACTATGGATTAAATGTGAATCAAAAGATTCTATGCCATTTGGTCGTCGTACAGTCGATACAATGCAAATAGAATTCTTTTTAGATATGTGTAAAGGTGAAATGGCAGAAGGCTATAGTCTCAAAAATCTTACCAAAAAGTATGGCGTTAAGAATGAGAAGGCACATAGTGCCGCTGCAGATACGCTTGCAACAAAAGAAGTGTTTGAAAAACAAGTTGAATTCTTTAAAAAAATATTGAATAAATGAAATCAGAGCGTTTTATAAAGCCTGATGGTAATTATTATTATAATGAATTCGGAAGACTACATCGAGAAGATGGTCCGGCATTAGAGCATATTAGTGGACGAAAAATGTGGTACTACGATGGTAAAAAACATAGGCTTGATGGACCTGCCGTCGAATATGCTAATGGTTTTTTAATATGGTATATTAATGATGAGCCTATGCATTGTACTTCACAAGAAGAGTTTGAAAGGTTAATTAAGCTTAAGGTATTTTGGTGAAAATTCTTTATGCAGCCGCAAATAATGCAGCATCTAAAATTCAGCTGTCTCGTTTTATAACAGCTGTACAGGATAAGCCATATACAATTAAGATTGCTGCATATAAAAAATCATCGCCACAAAATCTAAATATAGATTGGACTCTCGATTGCTTATTAAATATATTTAAACCAAATCATATCTCAATAGAGAATGATAATTTTGAATTATATTATGAACAAATTAAAAACTACGCGCCCGATTTAATTATTAGTGATTTAGAATATTTTACAAGTTATATTGCAAATGTTCTTAATATTGATATTTGGCAATGCGGATCATCAATGATTAATCATGCTTTAACAAAATATGCTAAGTATGACCTTGGTATATTTAAAAATCACGCATATACATTTAATAGGAACTCTTTGCAAATCCAAAGAA